ATAAACTCGGCAGGGCCCACGATGAGGGCCGATTTTTGACAGGCGACGAGAGCAGAAGCGCCAGACTAGAAGCGGACCTGATAACCAAACAATTATCCTACATTCTGCCCCAACTCAGCGCCATGAGGGTAGAAAACAACGAGAAAGAGCACAATATTATCGAATCCGGCGTTATCGAATTGCCAGCCGTGGAGAATGCCCCGCTCATCAGTAGTCAGCAGGACGGTGACAAGTGAAGCCGATATAAATAGAAGGAGGAGGCGAAGTGATCCCACTTTTCCCGGGATCACAGCAATGATAGAGCCAGCCTATCGCGACCCAGCCCCCACCTATGATAGATGGAACGATGCCTCGGAACATATATTTCAAACCAAAAACGATACCCCACCAGTGCCCCAATAAGGAACCCTAGTAAAAATTCTCTCCGGGGGTTTGGCTCAATTTACGACTGTTGTATTTTTACAACAAATATTATGGCGATTTCATGGTTTCTTGTCATAAGGACTTGACAGATTGGAAAAAGTATGCTATATTTAATGTGTAGGAGGGGAAAGCTGTTAGGAGTAAAAAAACTACTACCGAAGACTCGTAAACTCGTCTGTCGGAACCTCCTTTTGCCCTATGGTTCATGCTGACTCCAAATTAAGTATAACAGCGGTTTGTCAGGAAGCAAGTTAATCTCTAGCGGAATGTCCTATTAGACTGGTTGACAATATCACGTTACGTGTTATAATGTGTATGAATGAACCAAACATTAAAAACATGTACCTCATGTAAAGAATCTAAGCCACTTGATAGCTTTAGCAAAGACAAGTACAAAAAAGATGGTTTTAACAACCATTGCAAACCTTGCAAGGAACAGCGTAGAGCGGACAGTTTATCAAAACACTCTCATAAACCATGCTCTGAGTGCGGAAAAGGGAAACGATTAAAAACACACACCTTATGTAGCGAGTGTAATAGCATAAGAATTGCAATGTCAGCCTACAATATAACAAAAGAAGAGGCTACAGATTTAAGGGCTCAGGATCATTGTGACGCCTGTGGCAGATCAAAAGAAGAAGCCGCAACAGAAAGGTCGTTTCACATTGACCACTGCCATGAGGGTGGACATGTTCGCGGAGTTTTATGCAGTTATTGCAACACCGCTCTTGGGATGATGCTTGACGACCCAATACGCATTCGCAAACTAGAGATGTATCTAAATAGAGTAAACTATGACGAAGACAACACAGGAACCCATGGATGATGAAACTTACCGATGCAACTGCCCTGATTGCCTTGAAGGCTTCTGCACCTGTACTGATGACATACGGGGAGAATTTCAGCCATGCGATTGCCTTTGCCCTCTATGCAATGACGAGGCTCCAATAGCCTGTGCCTAAAAACGTCGTTACATCCAGATGGACGCCATTACCGGGTCCGCAGACCGCGTTTCTCAAGTACGGGGGACAAGAGTGTCTATTCTCTGGTGGCCGTGGTTCAGGCAAGTCAGAAGCCCTGCTAGCCGATTTCATACGCTACGTAGGCAAAGGGCACGGTATTCACTACCGAGGCATCATATTCCGGCGGAATTACAAAGAACTTGCTGATCTGATTGTCAAGTCCCGAAAGATGTACACACCAGTTTTTAAAGAGGCCAAGTTCCACGAATCCCCATCCCAGTACAAGTGGCGGTTCCCGGATGGTGAAGAACTTCTGTTCCGAGCTGTGGAATCCGACAGTGACTACTGGAATTACCACGGCATGGAATTTGCTTGGATTGCGTTTGATGAGCTCTGTAGCTGGCCTAGTCCAGACCTGTATGACTCCCTGAAATCTCTGCTTCGATCAGCTAGAGAGGGGATACCCATGCGGATAAGGGCAACGACAAACCCCTTTGGTCCGGGCGCGTCTTGGGTGAAAGGACGTTTTGTAGACCCATCACCTGAGTGGGCGCCAGAAGGCACGAATATGAAGTTTCGGGACAGGCCGATAGCCCGGTTTGACTCCGTGGTTACAGAGAACACTTACCTGATGACCGCTTCTCCTGAGTACATGGCGAACTTGGCGTCAATCGACAATGAAGGTATGCGGGAAGCATGGCTTAAAGGCTCTTGGGATTACGCTGTGGGTGGCTATTTCAACGGCTTCTTCGACAAAGACAGAAACATTATTAGTGACTACCCAATCAACTCAGACCAGAAACATTGGATCAGCTTGGACTGGGGCTTTACGGCTCCGTTTGCGGTCCTGTTTTTTACCCGTGACTACGAAGGGCGGGTTATTCAGTACGACGAACTCTACGGCTTTGGAGGAGAGGGCGGTAAAGGTGTAAAGAAAACAGCTACAGAAGTAGCGGAAATGATAAAGGAAAAATTTGAATTCTATAAAAAGGCAGGTATCGAGTTTCGGAACAACGTCGCAGACTCAGCAATATTTAACAGAACTGGGTCAGAGACTAGCATCTTTGAGGATTTTCTTCGGGAGGGAATTGTATTTACGCCAAGTGGCAAAGGTAAGGGATCGCGTATATCAGGCTGGAACAGCGTTAGAGAAGCGATGCGGGTTGGTAGCTATGTTGTTACGGAGAAGTGCGTACATACGATACGGACCATTCCGCTACAGATGCCGGACGCGAAGTCCCCTGACGACATCGACACCACTGGTGAAGATCATATTGCTGATGCCCTTCGATACTCTCTGGTACATGTTCTTCCAAAGTCAAGAAAGGCTAAGAAAGACCGCGGCTATGCTCCCGGAAGTTTCGGATATCTCTTGGACCAACCGACAAGGGAGAAAGATGAAAGGCATTTATTTGACACATTCGGAATCCTCCACTAGGAACAACCATGGAAATTGATAAAGATAAGAACCCACAAGTTGCGAAGCTACAGAAACTTGTTGACAGAAGCGGTAATAAGTTTAAGAACGCATTTAAGGACATCGAGGTAAGTAGGAACTACGCATATGGTTCTCGCAAGGGAAAGAAGCTAAAGGATCAGTACACAAAATCTGACCTCGTGCAAAGCAACCAAGTGTTTGCCACCCTTCAAGCAATGCTCCCACTGACTTACGCACAGAACCCCGAAATCGGTGTCAAGCCTGAGTCATACGTGGACATAGAAGACCCAATGCTACCAATGACCCGGCAGTTCAGCAGAACCCTAGAGGTGGTGCTAAACAAAGCCTTGGGTGACTCTGGACTGAAACGGGCCATGCTAGGCGTGGTTCGCTCTGTACAGACTTCACGGGTAGGTTGGGTCAAGATGTCTTACCAGCGTGAGTACCAGACAGACCCCATCATCCTAAACCGACTAGAAGACGCACAGGACCAGATGGCGGCGCTGACTAATAACATGTCTACGTTGATGGACGAGCAAGGCTACAGCCAAGATGAGCTGACCGTTAAGGAAATGGAACTTGAGCAGACCATAGCATCTATGGAAAAGCAGGTATCCGTACTGAAGTCAGAAGGTTTGGTGCTCGACAATATTGCGGTAGAAGACATCCGCATTGACCCGGACATTGACTGTATCGACAACTACAAACGTGGGGCATGGATTGCTCAACGTACGTGGATGGACAAGGAATCCGTCAAGGAACAGTTCGGAGTCTCCAAGAAAGAGCTGGAGAAATTAACCTCTTACATTCGATCCGGTTCTGGCAGACCAGAAATTGGTGGCACTGCACGCACTTGGTCAACTGATCAAGATGCTGAGTCATTGCTAGCAATCTGGGAGCTTTGGGACAAAGGCACAGGAACGGTTTACTGGTGGGCAGAAGGCGGTAGAGATTTCCTTCGTGACCCATGGCAACCTGAGAAAGTTGGGCAGAGATTCTTCCCATTCTTTGGCATTGGTTTCAACTACGTCGATGGTCGAGAGTGGCCTATGTCTGACGTAGAGCTCCTGATGAAGTTGCAAGACGAGTACGATCTTTCACGCACGCAAGAGGCAAAACACCGTGAGCTAACAAAGCCCATGTTTATTGCTGACCGTGCCCGTGTTAGCCGACAGGACGTTTCAAGTTTCTCCGTGGGTGAGATTGGTGAGATTCTGCTAATTGACGCTGGTGGTCAACCTGTGAATCAGGTGTTTACCCCGGCACAGCATCCGCCAATGATTCCGACAGTCTATGACGTTACGCGAGTGCGTGGTGACATGGAATGGGTTTCAGGCTTGGGTGACGCTCAACGTGGTTCCGTTGGTCGAGCTAAGACTGCTACGGAAGCCAGCATCCAAGCGGAAGGCTTGTCCTCCCGTGTGGATTCCAGAAAAGATATGTTGGAAGACCTCATCTCTGAGATTGCCGTATACGGTACAGAGATTATTCTTCAAGAAATGCCGATGGAGCTGATTCAACGCTACGCCGGGCAAACAGCGTACTGGCCTGCCGATCAGATGAGCAAAGATCAAATCTTCAGCATGACTGAGATCAAGATCAGAGCTGGATCAACTGGTAAGCCAAACAAGCAGATGGACATGGAGAAGTGGGGAGGCATCCTACCCGAGATCAAGGAAGTGATGGAGCGGGCGATCATGATGCAAGAGGAGATGATGATTCCGATAACCATGAACCCGTGGATCAAATTGTTGTCTGAAACCATGCGTAAAGCTGACGAAGCCTTCGATGTTATGGAGATGTTTCCTGAAGAGCTTGTGCAGTATTTAGACATGATTGGACAACAAAAGCGACAGATGCAACAGATGGAAATGCAAATGCAACAGCAACAAATGCAAATGCAACAGATGCAGATGCAAATGCAGAGTATGCAGATGATGGGCCAAGAACAACAGTTAGCTAGCGGTGAAATGGCCTTACAAGATCAAGCTATGGCACCACCTGCCGAAGCACCAATGCCTCAGTAATGAAAGGGAGAATTAATGGGCACACTACAAGAAGCGTTAGAAGATGCGGTCGAAAATAAGGAAGTTGATCAACCAGATGAGAAAGAGGTTGAAACGGTTTCCGAGGTTCTCGAAAAAGAGCTCGACTCAATGCGAGAGGGCGATGAGTCCACCGAGGCCCCCGTGGTTGCGGAAGGGGAATCGGAGAGTGCTGATGCCGGTGAATCAGAAGAAGGAACCGGGGGTGTTCCAGAAGAAGACGAAGAGTCATGGCTTGCCGGACAATCTGAGCGATCTCAAGAGCGATATCGACAGTTAGCAGAACGAGCTAGAGCCGCAGAGGAAGAAGCAAATGCTGTAAGACATCAGGGACAAGAGTTGTACCGCATCATGAATGAGAGCGGTGTCACAACTAATGATCTCACCTCTTACTTTGAGTATCATAAGAGCTTGCGTAACGGTGGCGACCCCTCTCCCTATTGGGAGCGAATGGAGCAGGCCCACAGCCAGTTCACTGGTGACAAGGTAGGCAATGCTGACCCGTTAAACAACCACCCGGACCTGAAAGCTCAAGTTGAAGAGTTTGAGGTAACTGAGGCGGTTGCGCGAGAGACTGCGGCATTACGCGATTACTCGATGCGAATGCAACAGGTTGAGGAACAGCAGGCTGAGATGCAGGCCCAATATGGTCAACAGCAACACGCCCAGATGGAGGCGGCAACCTATGCCCAGAGTGCTAGCGTAGAGCTAGATCGGTGGAGTGCCGAGATGAAAGCCAAGGACCCTCAGTTCGAGGAGAAAGAGGCTTTGATATTGGAGCGTGCACAAGAGCAGTTTCCAAACATTCACCCAGCACATTGGCCTCAGTTTGTTGCAGAGGAGTACGCTTACATTTCCAAAGCGTTCCCCACCCAGTCCCAAAGCTCAAGACCAAATACTATTAGACCGGGTACATCCGGTAGCTCTGCAACTCCAGAGCCAAAGAGTATTGGTGATGCATTAAGTAATGCGTTAAGGGAGATGCGTGACTAGGGGTTGACAAAATGAAGATCAATGGTACTATGGATTTGACCAAGGATAAGATTCATTGGGGCCGGGGTTCTGCGTTCAACTTAGGGCGCATCCCCGGCACTTCTATTCGGGTCGAAAGAACACGAAACGACAACGGCTGGTCATTTCTTATCAGTAACGACGAAGTGACATATCTGCATGTTGACGGGTCTTATTACGAAACAAAAGAAGAATTAGATAAGGGAGCACTTGATTGGATACACAGAAACAAAAAACTGACTATTTAGAAAGACAGATGAAAGATCGAAAAAAATGGGACTGGATTATTGGCATAGGAGTTGTCATGGCTTTCTTGGCAGGAACGGTGGAGTATGCAAAAGCCCAAGAAGCGCCAAGCTCATTCGAAACAATGACAGTGCCATTCTACTTGGTCTGCTCAACCCCAGTTGAGATGCGTGACACACTTTTAAGTGAGCACGGTGAGATTGCATTGGTTGCAGGCTGGCTAGATACAGGTAACCAATGGTTGCTGTACACAAGCCAAGGCGGGAAAACAATGTCATTTGTTGTACACAAGTCAGATGGACAGGCTTGCATTATTTGGTCAGGCATTAGCGAGTCGGGTAGGGCATTCATTCCAAACCCTGCACCACAATGGCCTGAAGAAGCGGGAGTTACCACTAAACCACAAATTGAGGATAAATGGAACTAATTGAAAATCTCAGACGATGTAGCACTTTTTCTAAGCAAGCGTTTAAGCATATCGGAAGGTTTGCTTCTAAATTTGGAAAGTGGTGGGTGTACAGGCTTCAAAGCGAATTTCGAGAAGATTCCTATCAGCGATACAGACGGGTTGAGCACTGCCGACAACACGCCAGTCTTTTGGCATCCAGAGTCAGCGTCCCTCCTGAGTGGTGCATTTCTTACGCTCAAGAAAGACTTGCTAGGAGATATGCTCAACTTGACTGTTGATAAGAACTTATATGAACAATGCGGATGTGGATCATCATTCGCACCAAAGAAATTGGGAGAAGAGATTGAATAGTTACGAATCCTACATATTTAATAGCCGCTATGCACGCTGGCTAGAAGAGGAAGGACGACGCGAGACTTGGGAAGAAACAGTAAACAGATACTTAGACTTCTTTGAAAAGCGCAGACCAAAGATTGTAAAACCAATCCGTCAGGAGCTCTTTGACGCTATTCACAACTTAGATGTGGTTCCGAGTATGAGAGCCATTATGTCTGCTGGAAAAGCTCTAGAGCGAGATCATGTCGCTGGATACAATTGCGCTTATTTAGCGTGCGATAACCTTCGTGCGTGGGATGAAGCCGCTTATATTCTCATGTGTGGAACCGGGGTTGGGTACTCAGTGGAACGCCAGTACGTGACACAGCTTCCAGAGATTGCCGAGAAGATGTTTGACACGGACACGGTAATCACCGTATCTGATAGCAAGATTGGTTGGGCTAAGGCCATTCGTGAGACTGTCGCCATGGCATATGCTGGACAGATTCCCCAGTGGGATTTCTCTCGAATTCGCCCGGCAGGTGCAAAATTGAAAACCATGGGCGGGCGTGCAAGTGGCCCGGCTCCGTTAGAGTCCATGTTGAAAAACATTGTAGGCATCATCAAGGGTGCGGCAGGTCGCAAGCTATCCTCAATCGAGGCACACGACATTTTCTGCCACATTGCTTCGAGTATCGTAGTAGGAGGCGTCAGGCGTTCGGCAATGATCTCCCTGTCCAACCTCACAGATCAGCGCATGGCTACAGCTAAATCAGGCCAGTGGTATCTGATGGACGGTCAACGAGCCTTAGCCAACAACTCAATAGCGTTTACAGAGAAACCAGACGTAGGCGCATTCATGCGGGAGTGGAATACAATCTATGATAGTAAAAGCGGTGAGCGAGGCTTATTCAATCGAGAGGCGGCAAAGAAGCTCAGTCCTGAGCGCAGGGATACCGATCACGATTTTGGCACAAATCCTTGCAGTGAAATCGTACTACGGTCAAGACAGTTCTGTAACCTCTCGGAGGCAATTGCGCGACCCGGAGATGGTTATAAAGAGCTATCTCGCAAGGTAAAAATTGCCAGTGTGCTTGGCACCCTTCAATCGGAATTGACAGATTTCCGCTACCTTAGTTCAGCATGGAAGCACAATTGCGAGGAGGAACGACTTCTCGGGGTTTCAATTACTGGCTGGTATGATTGCCCTTGGTTGCGTAACGCGACTGAGCGTGAACTGAAAGACCTTAAGCGTGAGGTGGTTGGGACTAACAAAGAGTTAGCCAAGAAGATGAAAATCAACCAGAGCGCGGCTACTACCTGCGTGAAACCTTCTGGCACGGTTTCCCAACTCAGTGGCTCAGCTAGTGGATGCCATCCTAAATATGCGCCTTATTACTACAGGCGAGTTAGGAATGATATCAAAGACCCAATCACAGATGCCCTGATTGAGGCAGGTGTTCCGCACGCTGTGGACCCGTACAACTCAGAAGCAATTGTATTTACGTTTGCGATGAAATCACCAAAGGATGCCGTATGTACAAAAGATATCACGGCTATCGAGCATTTGGAGTTCTGGAAGAAGCTTGCACTAAATTGGTGCGAGCATAAGCCCTCCGTTACTGTGAATGTAAAAACTTCAGAATGGCCGGAAGTAGGGGCGTGGTGTTGGGAAAATTTTGACATCCTTAGTGGAGTCAGCTTTCTGCCAGCAGAGGACGAAAACCACACATATGAGCAGGCCCCTTACGAGAAGATAACCAAGCGCCAGTATGAGATTCACCCTGTTCTCAAGTTTATAGATTGGTCAACCATCCCTGAGTCTAGAGAGCGTGAGACAGAATTGGCTTGTAGCGCGGGAGAATGCGCTATATAGCCTAAGAAAGATTTTATTTATGTAGTTGTTCCGTTGTATAATATGATTGAATGATCTAATGAAGAAACTGTGTTCCCGGCAGAAAGGGATATAAGAGTAGGCTCGCCACCCTCTACACACGATCCAGACTGAGTACCTTGGCCTTCTCGTCGGGCAAAAGATCGGTGAATAACATTCCGTTATTCTATTAACCCTATTTATAAAAGGTACTTATTATGGCTTTTACAAGCGCAGAGCTGACCCAGCTAGGGTACGTAGCTCTTGATCACTACTTACGAAACAAACCAATTGACGAGATCGCACGAGAGCGTCCGTTGATGGCAAAGCTCATGAAGGGCAAAAAGACCTTCCCGGGCGGTAAACAGTATATTTCTGAGCAGGTTCGGTTCCAGTACGACTCCAACTTCCAGTGGATGTTTGGCGACGATACTGTAACTTACAACCGCAAAGACACGGTACGCCAGACCCAGTATCCTTGGGCAGGTGCGCATGACGGCTTTTCTTGAACGAGGATTTACTCCTTGCTAACGGCATTACGGTCACGGACAACGCAGGTCCTTCAACCAACTCCGGCGCAGAAATGTTGCAGTTGACCAACCTTTTCGAAGAGAACATTGAAACTCTTCGCCTTGGTTTTGAAGAGATGCTTGACTATGACCTCCACTTGGACGGTTCTCAGGACGCGAAAGCAATCGCTGGTCTTGACCTTCTAGTCTCCCTTGATCCCACGACAGGAACTGTTGGCGGTATTGACCGAGCGACTAACGAGTGGTGGCGCAACAATGCTGTAGCAGACTCTACAGCTATCGTTGAGGACATGGAGAAAACGTGGCGAGCTTGTACACTGAACGGTGGCCGACCTGACTTTATTATCGCAGGTTCCGAGTTTATTGACCAGTTCCGTGTGGCATGTAAGGACGAGATTGCTCGTTACACAATCCTCAAAACCTCTGGTGAGAACGTGCAGTTCGATCCTTCAGTAGAGGCGGCGGCAACAAGCACTGGTCTACATTTCCAAGGCGTTCCAATTGTTTGGGACCCGACATTCGAAATGTTAGATGCGGCTTCTGCTGGTAGTTCTGCTGATGTTGCGTATAGCAATCGTTGCTACATGCTCAACACCAAGCACCTTACGTTGCGACCAGCGGCAGGTCATGACATGGTTGCAAGGAAGCCAGAGCGTCAGTACAACAACTACATCTGGTACTGGGGTCTTACCTTTAAAGGTGCCCTCACCATGAACCGCTCTAACTGCCACGCAGTTATCAGCGTATAGATGTATCCGGATAGCCCCCGCAAGGGGGCGTCCATCCTACCTAATTTAATCGGGAGATTTTATGAAAGCACCACTGCTTCAAATGCAGATTGAACGTGACGTTATGCACAAGCCTACCGTGCGCGTTTTCCCCCACGAAGTTCCTGTGCTCCAAGCAAAACATGGCCCTGACAAAGTTTTTGAACTAAAGGACGCCAAGAAAATGGAGCGAGATTTTGAACCCGGTATGCAGTACGCAATCATGCTTCGCAAATACGGAATGGACGAAGGTGGTACACCTTGGGTTGCAACCGTGTATGGTCAGGAGTTTGAAGGCCGACTCGAAAAGTCTATGCAGAAAGGGGCCGATCTACTGAAGCCAAAATCCGAGGCTAAAGATGGCACTTCACGTAAAGACAAGGACTCTTAAGGAGTTACGAACAGAGCTAGCCATTAGGCTTGGCTTTGTGTCTGTAGGTCAGGCGGCGGTCACTCACGATCTCCTCCTGACTTCCTTCCTTCAGGAAGCATCAGAACAAATCTACGCTCAGTACGGGGATGACCTCCTCTACAAAGTAAACGAACAATTGGAAGTTTATGAAGGCCAACGCTTTTATAAGTTTCCAGTCAACGCAGACCCATTCAGCATCACCGATGTTTTGATTGAGGTCAATGATGGGTCGTTCAGACCTGTTAAACGCGGAATTCCATTACAGTACCGCACCGCCGGAAATGATGATCCCTCTAAGCGTGGCATCCCATCTTACTGGGATATTGGCGCTGGTGAGGATGAATTCGATCCGGGTCGCATAGAGCTCTGGAGAGTTCCTGATAGCGACGATTACCGACTACACTTTTCTTTCTATCCCTTCTACGCCGAATCAGGCTGGAACCGGGATGACATGCCTTGCCCAATTTACCCGTCAAGACTTTGTTTGCTGATGGCTATTGCAAACGCCAAGTCACATTACGGCATGGGTGACGCATCTAATTACTACAGTCAGTTTGACCAGCTTCTTCAAAAGCACAAAGCATCTTTGTTGTCCGGCAGAGATTCAAGAAGACATTTGAAACCGACACCTTTAGGGATACCGGGGTTGGACAAGACCGCAAACAGGTGGAGACATTATTGTCGATCTAACACCGCCAGAGTCAATTACAGCCGAGACAGGCGATACCATTTTACCGGAGTCTTCAGCATGAGCGCAGGTCGAATAAAAGTATCTGCAATGCCAGATGCGGGTGATCCTAAATGGACTGACCTGTTGCATTTGGTTCAGGGCGGTAGCAATACCAAGATGACCCTTGAGAAGCTGATTAACTATCTTGCAATTTCTGGGCATCCGCACGTATGGGTTACTGAGCTTAAGCCTGAAGATGATCTAGGCGTTGATGGTGACCTCTGTTACGCAACTAATCCCTATCCTAAATCTCCCGGACCATGGTTCTACGGGCCCAAGGATATGCGCAACCACCCTGATAGACCTTGGGGTGAGGGTGTGCCACTTAACCAAGGACCTCCGGGTGAGGGTCGAATTGATGATGTCTTTTATGAGTCTCGTCAGAAGCTTAGAAATGATTACACCCCAGAGCTCGGCTATAACACAATGTCGGCAGGCCCGACTGATCTTAACGGTTACAACGTAACCCTAGAGGGCGGTCAGCAGTGGACTGTGGTAGGCGACGAAGACCTTGGCCCATTTGTTTTGCGCGACTTAGAAGACGTACAGATTGGATCAGACCTGACAGATCGTGATGGCCTGTTATGGCATGAAGAAGCGAAAGTCTGGAAGTCTGGCCCCGCACCACGCGGATTAAAGGGTGACAAAGGCGATGCCGGTGACCCCGGTATTGGCATTCAGTTTAAAGACTCTGTTGACAATGTTGACGATCTTCCCGGTTGGCCTGACTCATACGGCGGTGAAGTCGGTGACGCTTACCAAGTGGTTTCAGTTGGTGAGATGTACGTCTGGGTAGAACACAAAGAGTGGGTTTCACTCGGAGAGATTCAAGGCCCAAAAGGTGACAAGGGCGATAAGGGCGATACGGGTAGTGACGGTGCAGACTCTACAGTTCCCGGACCTGAGGGCCCAGAAGGTGCTGATGGCAAATCTGCTTACCAAATTGCAGTTGATAAAGGCTTTGTAGGTACGGAAGAGCAGTGGCTTGCCTCACTGAAAGGTGATGCTGGAAAAGACGCTGACTTCCATATCGGCATGATCATGATGACTGCCGAAAACAACATGACCAATCTCAACTCAAAAGGTTGGTACTTGTGTGATGGGCCTGCTGGTAATGCCTCAGAGCATAGATACAAATTAATGGTTCCAGACCTTCGTGACAAGTTTGTCATGGGTTGTGATACCTCTGGTAGCCTCCAACAAGGTGGTTCCGCGCAGTCAAGCTCTACGGTGCTTACAGAGGCTCAGCTACCGTCCCATACGCACACTGGCTCAACAGACTCTAAGAGTCACAGACATGGGCCACAAGCAACAGAGACAGGCGGCTATCCTAAAAACGTAAGACAGTCTATTGCAAACAAATTCAACGACTATAGCGATCAAGATAGTAACTGGACGGCCAATACTTATGGAAAAAGCGCATGGCACACCGACTATCAGGCCCACTCACACGTAGTCACTGTAGACGCTACAGGCGGTGGTGAAGGACACACTCACACGGTTGACCCATTGCACATAAAACTCTGCTACATAATTTACCTCGGTTCCTAGAATGTCAAAAATTAAATCAAACCAGATTACCTCACGCGCCCACAAGGGTACGTTAGTCATTGGTGATACGCACGACAAGGTTCAGTTTCACCACGAAGCTGAAGTTTTCATTCCGGGTTATGCGACTAAAGAGTACGTGGATGACGTTGCAGGCAATGTAATGCCTCATGAGAACCCTGTATTCCATTTAAACGATACAGAGTTGTTTGTGGACTACCAGATACCATCAGGCAAAAACGCAGGCACGTTTGGCCCGTTAGTGACAGACGCAAATGTAAACGTCCCAGATGGCTCAACTTGGACGATCGTTGGTGAAGACGATACCACGGCTCATGCGGGATACCTGCGCGACCTGTTGGATACCGACATCCCAATGGTCCCCAATGATGATTCATTCCTTCATTACGATGTCTACACAGACAAGTGGAAACCAAAGACGCTTACCTCAATTAGCGGTAATGACGGCGATGATGGTGAGGACGGTGAGGACGGAGCAAGTGCTTACGAGATTGCGGTTGAGAACGGATTTGTAGGAACAGAACAGGAATGGCTTGATTCACTTAAAGGTGAGCAGGGCGATTCACTTGATTACGATAACCTGACCCCAGAACAGATTGAAGCGCTCAAAGGTGAGAAAGGCGATGATGGCCTAAGCGCATACGAGGTTGCAGTTAAAGATGGCTTTACTGGTACAGAGGCTTTGTGGCTTGCATCACTTAAGGGTGATAAAGGCGATGCTGGTGAAGACGGTGAAGATGGTAGCGACGGTAGCGACTTTACTTATGATGACCTTACGCCAGAGCAGATTGAAGCAATCAAAGGGGAAGACGGTCAAGACGGACAGGACGGTAAAGACTTCACCTATGATGACTTTACACCAGAGCAGATAGAAGGCTTAAAGGGTGATACAGGCGACACAGGTGAAGATGGCAAAGGTTGGAAGTCTGATGGCACTGGCTACAGTTCCTCGACTGGCAAAGTCACGTTTGCATCTGATGATGGTCTTGGGTTTGAAACTGGCGACCTAAGGGGAGAAAAAGGCTCTCCCGGTGATGGCATTCATGTCAAAGGCTCTGTTGATGACAGGTCTGAACTACCCGACTCAGGTAACGAGGTTGGTGATGCCTACATTAATAACAGTGACGGCGACCTTTACATCTGGGGCGATGATGGTGCATGGCATGACGCAGGTCACGTTGTAGGACCCCCCGGACCAGAAGGTGAAGATGCTTACGAGGTTTGGGAGCATACTCATCCCGGTGAAACAGAAGCGGCCTTCATTGAGGATATTACAGGTGAGAAGGGTGATCCTTTCACTTATGACGATTTTACTCCTGATCAACTGGAAGACCTAAAAGGTGAGGCTGGGGGTCAGGGCGAAGACGGCCTAAGCGCATATGAGGTAGCGGCCAAAAACGGATACCCGGAAAATGAAGCAGAATGGCTCAACTCACTCAAGGGCGAGAAAGGTGAGGACGGTGAAGATGGTGAAGACGGCGTTGGGTTTGAGTACGACGACCTTACACCAGAGCAAATAGAATCCCTCAAGGGTGAGCAAGGCGATACCGGAGCAAACTCTTATGAGTTCTGGTTGCAGTCAAATCCCGGAGGAACTGAAGCCGAATACTGGGAATCACTCAAAGGTGACAAGGGCGACAAAGGCGATGACCTCACTTTTGATGATCTCACCCCTGAACAGTTAGCAGGTCTTAAGGGCGAGAAGGGCGATACTGGCAAAGGCCAAAACGTATCCGTTGGTGACGTAACCACGGTAGACCCTAAAGTAGACGGCACTCATGGCGATGCCTCAATCACAACAAATGACAAACTCACAACTGAGCAGAACCTAGTTCTTGACTTTGCTATCCCCGCAGGTGACACAGGTCTTGAAGGACTGCCCGGCCCGTCTGGTGACTCAGCCTACACGGTGGCAATCAACAATGGCTTTAAAGGAACAGAAGAGGAGTGGTTAGAGTCTCTGAAAGGTGATGATGGTGATGATGCCGCAGGTTACGTACCAGAATTTAATGGCGGCAACGTAGCCCTAAGCAAAGAGGTAAACGACGATAATGCTTATGTTCTTGGCGATGAATCCCACCAGACAAAGTTTCGCGTCCCCGGTATCAAACTAGAAGCAGACTCAAATCAATGGGGCCAGTGTAAACTTTTACTTGATGATTGGGAAGTTAATAAATCTAGCATAAATACGCAGTCTGGTCTCAAGTGGTCGGGAAGTATGGGTATCTTTAATATCGACAATGACTACAAATGGACTAAAGATGAAACGCTTAGGCCAAGTGGTGAGTACGATGAGGCAAGCAAAACATTAACCTTTTATCTGGACGCTCACCAAACTCCGGGCATTACAATATCATTGAGTCCGAATGATAAATACTCCAGTGCTGAAAATATAGTATTTGATATAGAAAGACTTTTACCCGGAGAAAGTTTTACTTACGACATTCAAGTCAATAGTGAGAAAGATGTTGCAGTTACTTGGAAGATGAATGGTAAATATGAATCGCAAAGAGACATTTGGATTGACAGCAATTCTCCTCCGTTAACACTGCCTAATACCGGTGGTTACGAGATTATTACATACGTTGGTCGCATTACTAAATTTGTTAGTGGTAAATATTTTTACGAAGACCTTACTCAAGGTGGCGGTGGTGGATACACTGGCGGTGATCTCCACGTAGATGGTCAGTTTACAGCCAACCTATCGGGTGGCCCGATGGGTAGTCATATTGCTTTGGGTAAGTGTGCAGGTAGGACCAACCAAGGCCACTATAGTGTCGCTCTTGGCGCTTTTGCGGGAGACAAAGACCAAGGCGCAACTTGTATCGCTATTGGAAACCAGTCGGGAGAGAAAACGCAAGGTAGTCGTAGTGTTTCTATTGGAGGAAATTCCGGATACGGCAACCAAGGCGAACAGTGTGTTGCTATTGGATATCGTGCCGGATTCGAAGATCAACCTGATAACTCTATTGCGATTGGAGCCAATTCCGACCCTCTATCAGAAAAGAGTATTCAATTAAAAGCGGACACCACCACTTTTGATATAACCCCTACCGAAGTTCTACACAACGGTCAGCCTATTGCTAATCAACCATGCTTTTACTCCGAAGTTTCGGGAGGAAACCTCTCTGTAGGCAACCACGTTGCAACAAAAATAAACTTTGGAGACACAACAAAAAGAGTTGACACACACAACTTGCTTGATGACGACGGAACTTTTACCGCCACAGCAGAGACAGCGGGAATCTGGAGGTTCAGTGCTCAAGTCAGCGGCGCAGAAGTCAGCGGAAATCATTGGCTTGATGAGATTTTTGCGATGATCTACAAAAACGGAAGCAATATTGGCGAGGGAACTGATTCAGTTCATGTTGTGGGTGGATCATATGGTAAGAAAATTCAAACACAAGCCATTTCGATAATTGTCAAAGTTGAGGATGGAGACAAGTTTGAAGTTTACGGAAATATAAGTCACTCCCCAGATTCCGCCGCCGCGGGCTCTCCATTAGAACTTCAACAGCGTGGCACAAACTTTACGGGAAATAGGGTGTCAGGATGATTAGTTACTACGGATTGATTAATTTAGGATTTAGCCCAGAAGAGTTTTCTCTTCAAGATGACTTGAATGGGAAAGGTGTTTACATAAGTGAGTGGAGAAGTGACAAGCCACAGCCTTCAGTTGAAGAGATTGAGCAAGCGGATCAAGCTTACATTGCAGAAGCAATTGCCAAAACAGCATCAAAGAAAGCCATAAGAGAAACTGCGCTTAAAAAGTTAGTTGAGGTCGCAGGTCTTACAGCAGAAGAAGCAAACGAACTGGTAAAATCATGAGCAGTATTAAAGTAACCCAAATTGCTCCTCGGCATTTACGAGGCACAACCTTCATTGGTCAGGATGGGTCAACAACCCATTTCCATCCGCACTCTCGCGTCATCCTACACGAGTACGCCACTAAAGAGTGGATTCTGGAGATGCTTAGTGAACTGGAGGGTGCAGACCTTTCGGAACTTGTAACCAAGAAATACGCTCACGCCACATTCGGTGAGATATTCCTTGGCAAGGCTGAGCCTACTGGAGTCAAGGTAACTGATATCTGGTTTGACACAACCAAGGAAGATCAGCATCTGAAGATGTGTTCACAACTTGATCGTGACCCAGATGGCAACGTAATCAAGCAACACTGGATTCATGTAGCACCACGGCCTAGCGTTGATGATGACGTTCAGCAACTAAAAGAAGATGTGGTTGCGCTTGAGGGCGAGATTGAGGCTCTTATCACACTGGATGAAAAGGGTTCTTGGGAGGCTACACTTACTGATGATGTTGAGTCTGGACAGGTTTATTTCTCTACACCTGATTTCACAAGCAAAGAGATCACGGTAAAGATCAGCAAGACTGATAGCGAATCAAATGCCCATACGTTTAATACTGCTAAGATTGGTACTTGGATGGAGTTGATTGAGGATGATGCTGATTACTGTCTTGGTCAAATCAAGGAATTTGATAACGAAGATGATGACTTCTTTGAGGCTACGTTTGACGTTAGCGTAGCAAAGGGTGAGGTCATTGATGATAGCAATGTAAAGGTTAGACTGTTTGAGGCTACAGAGTTTGATCCCAACAGTATTCGTATTGTTGACATTGATGACAAGCCTCCTGTCGAACCAAAGGAAGGCAATCTTTGGTTTGATAACAACTCCTCTGACATGACGCTCAGAGTGTTTCCACGAAGCTTCTGACGCATGGTTAGCGGTAGCCCCTGCAACTACCATAGAAGGCAGGGTGACAGCAGGTGAAGCAATACAGGCATCCATACAGGCTGCTCAAGTTGAGATGCAAAAAACAATTGACAAGGCGCTGATCGAACAGGCCAAGTTAAGCGAAGCCTTGAATGCGAATTCTATGCCCGGACTTTCATTCATTTACCAGTCTGGATCAAGCAACGTAAAAGAAAATCATTTTCTATATTGGGGTTCTGGTTCTAGTTCAAGAATGAGACTAAGTGCCAAGGCTGAGAATATTGATTGGCTTGATGATGGACTTAACTTTGATTACACAATGGAAGATGGCCCGTACTTTACCATTTGGTTTCTTGACGTAAACTCCACAGGTAGGCCCAAGTGGAAGATGAAGGCTCATGGGCGGGTTAGCCGAATAGACTGGCACAATGATGATGCTTTGGTTTACATCTCATCACAGCAAACTAATGGCTTGCTTGGTGCAGATATTAGTTACAATATTACAATTGGAGGTGTGATGTGAGTTACGCATTCCCTAAAGATCAAAACAATGGTGAAGAGATAACTCTAGACAATGGGGTGACTTATCGGTTTAATGCGCTCAAGAAGTCTTGGGAAGTCTTATCCTCTGGCAGTACGTCTGGTGGCAACTCACTGCATAGCGTTTCGCACAGTGCCCCAAAAACCACTTACGGAAGTTCGGCAACATACATTGACACAAGCCGACCCAAGGAAGAGATTTTCACTGTGGGTGGTGACCCGAAAAGAAGCAGTCTAAACTCCACAAGCGAAGTAGGAATGTTTTCTTCTAACTCATCATATTCAGGCGACAGTATGTCGGTTAAAGACTGGAGCACCGAAAATACCGCAAGATACTTTTGGTTTCATCCATCCCACATGGACTTGTCGGACGCACTTATTGGTGACTCATTGGTTCTTGAAGCAAGCAATGGTTCCAAGTTTGTTGCCACAGTTAGGGGAGTACCTCAGAGAGATAGCTATACTGGTTGGACCAGCATCTACATTATAAGGTGGAGTGTTCAGGGTCCGTCCGATCCGGGCTTCACAGACGGAGATACTGAACTAAAGGTTTACCTTGCGGACGAACGGTTAAACTCCAAGGATCACACTCACGTTCCGGCAAGAATTGCAGGATGGGATGATCGGTATCTCAGAAAATGGAAGTCTTTAGCCTCCAGTGAATTCTCCATCACCGACAGCACAGCAGTGAGTCCTTCTACGACTGCCAACGTCCCGGCATATTTTCGGTACTTAAAGCAGATTAAACTTTATGCCGGAATGACCGGCTCTTTGTATGAAGGAGGACACGATATCATTGAAACCAATAACTTTGGATTTATCTCCATATCCGCTCCAACTGGGGGTAGTTATCGACCAAGTGATGCAGAGTACAAAGAATATAATCAGTGGAGTGAGTATGCCAGAACCAATTACCGTGTTCCCTTGTATTTGGGAATGACGGCATCTGCTCAACGGTCAAACTCAAGCGATAAGACTTTCCATATGTTCAGCATGAATTTGCCCGACATGGAAACTAGCCATAGTTCAACTGAGGGTTACGTCTACTCAGTCAAGCACATTGGCATCATTGATGGAAGGGCTACACCATCAGGATATCATCTTGATTCCTATGCAGAGTTGAGTGACGAAAGCGATTACCTTACAGCCAATCAAATGGATAACGCAGTTGAAGGAAGCAGGTGAGATGGCGAAAGAGAATCCAGAAGATAAAAACTTAGAGCAAATCAAAGAAGATTTTCAGACACTTTATGGAACCCAGAAATATTAAATAGAGAAAGCCTCTCACTATGTACTCGGGATTGAGACTGACGAATACTACTCACCCCAAGAACATTCGGTAATCATACAAAGAGCAAGACTTAAGACTAACAAACCTATTGGTGTTCACCTCTCACCCACCTCAAAGTTTACCGACGAGCAGGTAAGGAGCTACATACGTGATGCAGATATCTGGTACGTTCAGACGGGGTTTAATTTAAGTGAAGCAGAATTCAGAGCGGAAATCGAACGAGCCATACGGATTGCTGACGGAAAGCCCATTGTCATATCAGAGTATAACGTGGAAGGAACTTCAGCAGAAGCTAGACGCTTTGGTTCAATTGCGTGCGAATACGCCGGAAAAGGGAACATTATTGGAACAGGAAACGGTAGAGCCGGAGGAACCTGTAAAAACCTAGAGTGGGCTTTGGCTGGTGGTAAGCAGAAGGAAGAGTGGTACGAACGGTACGATGATGAACTGCAAGTAATGGCCCTTATCTTGGTGACCCTCTCTTCAGTTCAGTTGCTTGATCTACCTTTTACAGCTAAGTACAACTATCTCAACGAGGGCGGTTACGAGGTTTTAATGATGGCTCCGGTAACGGAAAATTTGGAAGCGGGTGTTAGCTTTGCAAACTCAGGAAAAACAATGGCAGTGGTATCTGGAAACTTTGATTTCTTTAAGAATCTTTTTAAAAACAACAAAACCAAAACAGTAGAAGGTAAAAAATAATGGGCTACGTACTAGCATTTTTAATATCAGCAGTGGCGGCTAATCAGCCACTCAATACATTTAACGATCAGTTTGCGGCTGATGTTGATGCAGGTAATTCTTGCTTTGACAGAGTTGCAGGTGAGGTTGGGTCATACGGTAAGCCGTCTGACTTCAGCATGGACTATATGTGTAATTACAGAATCCACATGGAAGAGGTCCCTTCGACTTCAACCAAGTGGAAGATTAAGAGGATTTAATCATGAGCTTTTGGGATCGATTTACAGGTAGCAGTGACGGGATTAGTGGAAACTCCAACTTCAATCCAAGAGGGCAAAGCGCCCAACCACAGATGTCGCCGCAAGCGCCACCTTGGACGGGGGGAATTCTTCCTCCTTCTCAACACAGGCTAGGCGGTGGACAGCAGATGCCACAGCAAGCACAACCTTGGACAAGAGGAATTCTTCCTCCATCTGAACACAGGTTGGGCGGTGGAACACCCTTTGGTCGAGCTCCGGCAGGTGGTGGTGGTTTAGAAGCAAAACCCTTTGGTCGATCTCCGGGTGGTGGTTTCGCATTCGATCCTAGAGGTCAGGGTCAAGGCGGTATGCAGGGCGGTATGGGCGAAGGTGGACCATTTGGAGGGCAAGCCGCACAGTCTCTTAGACCTAGCTCTAACCCCAACTTCAACCCAAGAGGTATGAGAATACCCGGCCAAGAGCAACGGGGAGGCGGTCCTTTTGGCGGTAACGCACTTTCAATGCTAAAGCCCGGCTCAAGTGCTGGCTCTATGGCTCAGGGTGGTCCTTTTAGTGGAGCTAAAAACATCGCTAATCTTATGCCCTCACCCTCAGGTGGTGGCTTTATGTCAAAGCTTGGTGGCCTTGGTAAGAAGATTGGAGGCATGTCAACCATGGGTAAAGTCGGCCTTGGAATGGGTGGATTAGGCGCGGCAAAACTGGCTGGCGGTTATATGAAAAAACGCAAAGCGCAAAAAGCTGGAGCACGCCAACGAGATCAGCAAGCTCAGGCCCAGCAAATGCGCGGACCAATGTATTAGGATTTAAAAATGGCAGATCAAAAAAGCTGGAGTTGGTTAAACCCTGCGTCATGGTTTCAACCAATTGAACAACACCCTAACTACACGGCTCCCACCCAAGGGTCCCAACAGGCTGTAAGAGATGGGCAACCCTATGGCAATGGTGCTGAACCTTCTGGATACGTTCCGTATAACCCATACAATGGCGAAGACCCAAGGACTGCCTCACAGAGGGGACCCATACGGCATACTTAATTGGGACCAGAGGGACGTTGACGCTCAAGAGGCCGCTAGACGAGCTGGTCCTTTTGGCTCTGACAACTTTAATAACTTGCGACCTGACATGGGGCAGATGGTATTTAATGACCCTAGCAGTCTAAGACCCGGTGCCCAGAACCGCACTGCCAATCCCTTTCAAAATATAAAGAGCCTTATGCCTAGTGCCGATGCTGGCTCTTTGGCTCAAGCTCCCAGTATGTTTTCCAAGCTTGGTAACTATGCCAAGATGTTTAAGCCTCTTAGCAAAGGTGGAAATACAATTGGCGGTCTAATGGGCAACAGCAAAATGTTTAGCGCGGGTGGCAAGCTAGCAGGCATTGGGGCGGCTCCAGCGTGGGCTATTCCAGCGGCAGGCGCGGCGGCCTTTGGTGTTAAGCATCTCATGAAGCGTAGCAAGCAAAAGAAACAGCAGAAACAGATGAACTCCCAAAGAGATCAAATCAAGAATGCGGCGGCTAACGGACAGTATATGCAAGGCAATCTTGGCAACTTTAGTGGACCACAAAACTTCTAATGCGCGTAAAAACATTTGATGATTTTTCGGATGGGCTGGATGTAAGGAAGCCAAAGAACCTCGACAATGATGAGTCGTTGAGGAACTTGGTTAATGCTTACATCACACAAGGGGAAACCATAGAGAGAAGGCCGGGTCTTAAGGCTGTTGGTCATTCTGGCATTCCAGATGTGAGTAACCTATGCGCTTTTGATGGAAGATTGCATACGTTCACTGAAGGTACTCCGAGTGAGAAAATACTAGACAATGGCGTCAAGCTTATAATCTGGAAGATTTCCTATGACGCAGGTAAAGCCTGTCAGCCTGACCCATTTGACGTTAAAGGGGACCCAAGCTCGCCTGAGCCTTCATACGTAAACTTTGCTGGAGGCTTCTTAAGCGGGATGTACGTATCTGTAAAGTGGGATAACGGCAGGTCGTTACATTACTTTATTCCAAACCCCAGAAAGGTGTACAACGGAACCATCAATCCAATAACTGATTCTAAGTGCCCGCACACTTCAAAAGTTGCAATTGCTCAGTCAAAGATTTATGCGGTTGGTGATATGGATGCAGATGGTATTGGCAAGGCAGACACCGTTGTCTATTCAGCCACCGCTAATTATGACAAGCAAGATAAGCCTGTATGGGATGGCGAGGAAAATGATATTGGATTTCTCCCAACTGGAGACAGGTCCCTTGGCAACTCTCAGGCAACAGGTCTTGGCATTGTCAGTAATAGGCTGGTTGTATTCCATGAAGACGCTTGTCAGATATGGGCGGTTGATCCAGACCCTGCACGCAATGAACTAGAAGAACAGGTTGCGGGTATTGGTACAGATCATTACCAGAGCATTGTAACAGCCAACAAGGATATCTACTTCTTGTCATCAGTCGGTGTTAGATCGATTGGTGGTCAGTCAATGTATCGGAATATGAAGGGCTCTGACGTAGGCTCTGCTATTGACAACCTTATTAAGGCTCACATCAAAGACCATGACGGTAATTGGGACGGTCAGTTTTACCCCGGAGCAGGTCAATACTGGCTGACAGCGGGGAACGAAACATATGTCTTAACCAAGTCCCAGAGAGACAAGTTGAACGCTTGGTCTATATACCGCTTTTCTCAACACTTTAAACAGATGGCACACCTTGCTGAAAATTTGTATACCATCAATGGCGGTGGATATATCTACATGCTGGACGAAGACTGCCTTACAGACGGATACTCTGAACAAAATTTTGACGTTGAGATGGAAACCCCCTTCTACTCATTTGGTCAGGAAGGTCAGTTCAAATTGTTCCAGTCTATGGAAGTAATCCTTGAAGGGTTTGGGACGATTGACCACTGTGTTAATCCAAATGATAACTCTGACAGAACTGCTCCATTTCAAATTGCTGGTGACACAAGAACAGTACCAACCCTACCACTAGGAATTCTAGCCCCAACCCTATCAACCAGAATAAGGGGTACAGGCTCAGAGCTCAAATCAATTAACTCACTTATCTATCGATATCAACCGACCAACGCAGGTGTTTAAAAATGTCTAACGGAACTCTTGGGGAAACGGACCCATTCTACGAACAATACATGATGGCTTACCCAGACCTGATGCAAGACTATCAGCAGAACTGGGCAAACAAAGGTGTCACCATGTCCGAGTACGGGGCAATGCACGCCCAATCTCCGGGTGGTCAGCAACGCTTTAATGACTATGCAAATGGTCAGTCCGGCGGTGGTGGCTATGGCGGTGGTGGTGGTGGTGGTGGTAACGATCCGTACATGGCCGAGATGAAGCGCCAAGAACAAGCGGCTAAAGACGCCGAGGCTAAACGTAAGGAAGACATGGAGAAGAACAACAGCTCCATTAACTCAATGTTTGACGATCGTGCCAAACAGTTTGATCAGTATGGTAACGACCTGTACGATCACAACAAGCAAGAGTTTGACACAAACGCTGACCAAGCCAGACAGCAAGCCAACTTTGCTTTGGCGAGATCAGGCAACCAAGGTGGTTCAGTCAACGCAGACACAAGCGCAAGCCTAGAAGAGATGTATCAAAACGGGCTGACTAACCTGCGATCTGGTTCGACCGACTCAGCTCAGATGATGAAGCAACAGGACAACCAGCAACGCAACAATCTCTTGCAGATGAGCGCGGCAGGTCAATACAACTCAGCTTATTCACCACGTTCAACTGTTGGACAAAGCACATCAATGACCAACCTTAACTCAGGTGTTGGCAATCAGTTTAATTCCCTGCTTGGTGGCATAGGCGGGGCAAGTAAACAACAGAACCCTTGGGGTTACTAAGATGAGTTGGTCTAGCGGATCAAAGTGGGGATTTGGGGCCAACCTAATAGGCATGGGTCTGGGAGCCTTTGGTAATTACAAACAAGAGAAAGCAAACAATCAGGCCATGGAAGACGCTCAGGGAGCGATGGATCAGTACAACATGGACATGGATGCTTATAACAACGCCCAAGCACAGGCTTCTCACGGCGCGGCTATGGCGGCATGGCAAGCCCAGCGTGATAGAGAGCTTGCTATGCTCAAAGATCAGGGCGCAACAATGGATCAATTATATGGACAAGATCAGCAAATGGGCCAAGACTTTATGGAACAAGTTCAAGCCTTCGGGCCGGAAGCCTTCCAAGCCTCAATCGACTCCAACACGGAAGCGGCAAACCAAGAACAAAACGAAGTCCTCGAACAAGCGGTAGAAGATCAAGGGGAAGTAACTGCTGGAAGTAGCTCATTCCAAGAGGCGGCGGCTGAAGCAATGGCTGGTGCAAACGAGAACGCTCAAGCAAACTCGGGAAGACTTGCTGGCCTCACAGGTGTGACTCGCATGCACCAAGGCGAGGACATGGCTGGAATGCAGATGGGTGTCATTGGCTCAGATGGCGAAAGAGTTAAGGACTACATAACGAAGATGGGCGAACTTAGGCAACGACGCCTTGGTTACGCTCCACCACAGGCTCCGTCTGGACCACGGGATACATCTGGTATGCCACAAGAGCCGAATATGGAAATTGAAACTAACAACACAGGCAATTGGATGTCAGCTCTAGGAAGTATGTTGAGCAGTGGCGCAGGCATGTGGAACAACTGGAACAAATGGCAGGGATAAGATATGGCTATTGTAGTTAAAGAAGCAAGCAAGACACCTCTAGCAATCGCGGCACTTGCCAAAGGCATGGCTGACTCTTACGTGAACTGGAACAACAGTGAGCGCGAGCATCAACAGTGGGAGCAAGAAAAGGTTTGGACCAACCAAGACCGTGAACTAAAGCAGAGCATTTTTGATGAGCTAGGAGGCATGGGCAATGGAGCCTTTGTCGGTGGTCAGGCAGGTTTGCTTGGGGCTCAGAGCGCGGCGCTGAATGGTGACGCTTGGGATGATTACTTGATTGGACAAGGGGGCAATAGTCCTGAGTTCATGCAGAAAATCCAATTAGCGGCAGACTCTATGATGAGGGTTGACCCAACCCTGTCTCTACAAGAGGCTACGGATGCGGCAACACTTCAGATCACCGGAATGATTAAGTCGGCAAATGATCCTATGGGGCTTTCCAGCCAGCAAAGAATACCGTCACTATCGTCGGTAGGTAAGGCGCCAACACTGTCCACAACTACCATGGCAGGTGGCACTCCAGAGACAACCTTTACTGAAAGGTCTCAAACTAAAGTCTATGCAAATGAGGCTGAGTTCCACGCCGCCGCAGAAGCAGATGGAATCAAACCGGGAGATGTAGTGATTATTGCAGGCCAAAAGATGACAGTTAATTAATATGGCAAGGACATTTACTCTTACTCCAGTACCGGAGCAGACTCAAAGCACAGGTACACAGCCATCATACCCCTCCTCTTCAGGGTTCTCTCTAACTCCTATTGAGGATGTAGAGGAGAGATCATGGGGCAGGGCTATTCTTGATCAGGGTGTATCGGTTGCCGCGTCAGTTCCTCGTGCCGCCGCTGGGCTTGCGTCCTTTGCTGGCATGGTGCCGGGCGTACACTATGTTGCTGACCCCCTTGCTAGCGGGCTCAATTACATTGGTGACGCAATTAGCGAACACGGTCTATCTGATTACCAGAAGAACGAAGACGAAGAGTTTGCTACCGCAATAAGAGAGTCATCCATGCAACTTGGGCCAGACGCTGAATGGTCTGATCACCTCAAAAACATTGCTTCACAAGGTGGAGCGGCGGCATCCTATCTAGCTAAAAACCCAGCTCAAGCTGTAAATGTTGCACTTGAAACCCTACCATATTTATTTGGTGGTGGACTTGCGGCAAGGGCTGTAAATACTGGCGTCAAGATGGCATCCGGTGGAACCAAAGCTTTGAGCGCGGGTACGTCTGGGGCAATTGGTGAAGGCATCATGGCTGGCGGTGCTACCACAGATCAGATTGTTCAGGAGCAAAGAGCTGAAGGTATTGAGGGTTGGACCCCTGAAAGATTATATGGTGGGCTAGCAGGGCTAGGCACTTTAGGAATTGGGCGCCTTGGTAACAGGATTCAAGGCCCGGCAGATATCGACGCCATGGTTGCGGGTGGTTTCAAGCAAGCTGGTAACGCTACTAATGGACCACTCAAGGGCGCACTTAAAGGTGGCCTGACAGAGGGCGCGGAAGAATTACTACAGGGAGCTCAAGAGGAAGCGTTTGTCAATCAGGCAATGGGTAGACCGCTGTCTGAAGATGTCGGCTCAAGCGCAGTAACCGGAAGTATTGCGGGTAGTGGGCTAGGAACTCTTGCTGGTGGCTATGCCGGGGCAATAAATAGACTAGCTGAATCAAGCGCGACTAAGAACCAGACTCCGTTTGCTCCAAACGCGTATTCGCCAGTCAGTCCTGATGGCCTTCAATACAGTCCGTTAAGCTCTGACGGAAGACCCTATACACCAATAGACCCAATGCAAGACCCATCAGTTCAGGCTGATGTTGGCACGGATATGGGCAATGGTTTAGACCCGTCCCAAGACCCCTCTGTCATAGCTGACCAAGGAGCTAATGTAACGGGCGATGGATACGCTAATACCAATGCGGTTCTTACTGAGCTTGACCCAATTAATGCCAATCCCACGACAGTAGACCCCAATGCACCACAGGAGGCCGTAGGAGGCCCTGTGCTGTCCGATATGCCAGAAGCAGTCCCAGGGTCTGAGGTTGCAGTAGATACCCCTGAAGGCGCTCCTATTGAGGCTGGTGTTGAGGGGCCTGTTGAAGCCCCAGTAAATGTCCCAATAGAGGTTAGCGATGAAAGGCCTATTGTTGCTACGGTTTATGGCATAGATTTTGTCCAAGACCCAGAGACTCAGTTGCTGGCACCAACGGATGGAACCCCTGTCAGATACGATGGGGTAAACGATGTTTGGTATGACGAGAATGGGTTTGAAATCCCCTACCCTTACCCCGTCGACAATGAGGTATTAGAAGCCCCTGCTGATGGACCCGGATTGTTTGATCCTAATGTTGATGAGGTTCCTGTTGGTGCGGAGCCTGTTGATTTTGATGATGTTCCTGTTGACGCAGAACCAGTAGTTGCAGAACCCAAGCCAAAGAAGAAGGGTGCTGTCAAGAAAAAAGCTAAGGCTCCCAAAGCTCCAGAGATAAACGAAGAAGAGCCCAACATTAACGAGCCTGCCTCCCCCAAAGAGAAGCTGATTGTTGAGACTCGGGAGAATCTTAAAAAGGAAGTAAGTGATTTAGTTGAAAAGGCTAAGAATCAGAGAGACAAGGATAAGAAGAAGGGGCTTGATAGACCCTCTCCAGAGCTGAACAAAATTGCCAAAGAGTTGTCAAGCAGTAAAAAAATGCTGGCAGAGGCAAACCGGAGAGCTGAAAAGGACGTTGGTGATCCAGAGGTTAAGACCCCTGTGGTCGGGCGCAAAGGATACGATGTAAAACAAGTTGACGCAACAATGAAATACAGGGGGAGGAGAGGTGTAAAAGCCAAAACTGTTGGCGCTGAAGTTATAAAAAGAAACGATGGCGTTAAAGGTCCAGAGGTTTATATCCAGACCAACGGGCCGGGTGGCGGCAAGGTTACGTGGTCGCCGCAAGAGAAAAAGGTTTTGGAAGAAGCATTGGACACACTGCTTAAGTATGAAAACTTAGGCGACAAAATTCCCGTAAACATATTTCAAAGGCATCCGGGTAAACAGAAAACCGCTATGTGGTGGAACCGTGGAGCGTTGACCCATATGACGCACAGTGGGCAAGCTGTAGAGATGTCCCTGTATATAGAAGACATTTTGTTGGCCCCACAAGATAAATCCGTTTCCAGCGTAATAGCCCATGAGCTGGGTGTTCACGGAATTATGAGAATTACTCCTGACTCTTTAGATTCTAGGGGTGAAAAAATATACGATTTATTTCAGAAGACTTGGGATGAGAATAGGGATGAGATTCGCGCTTGGGTCCAAGGCCCTCAAGGTCGATCTTACAGGGGTGCGGATATGCGCACTCAGGTTGAAGAGTATTTTGCCTTTGCGCTAGAGAACGAGATAAGAGATATTGCAAATGGAAAGTCTCAAGGGTACAGCCAGAAAGTAAAAAGATATTTGCGTCAGGTTCAAGCGTACCTTGATGAACTTCTTGGGAAGAGTCATACGATAGATCAGGTTGCGGAGATGCTGGTAAGCGCCGCCGAGCGTAGCATCCAGAGGCAGGGGTTACCTGTGTCTGAAATTGAGATGTGGAATAAATCTAAAGGTGGACTCTTTACCTATTACCTTAATGACGATGGCAAGTGGAAGTCTGAATACCCAGACTCACCTAAAAAAGTATCCAGACAAGTTGATGAGCCTACTGGTGTTAAATACGATCAGGAGATTAGCTCTGCAAAGACGAGTCGCAAACAGGTTGCATCCCTGCTCAAGCTGGAGTCACTGTTTGAAGATGGCAATCGTAACCTTGACCTTGGTGGTGGCAAGTTCGACTTAGGAACAGCACAGCTCGCAGAGTATGGTGTTGAGTCTAAGGTTATGGATGAATACAACCGCACACCAGAGCATAACAAGAAAGTAGAGAAGTGGGTTGGTGATGGCGTAGATACCGTCACTGTAGCTAACGTGCTGAACGTGATCAAGGAACCAGAGGCTAGAGCTGACGTTATACAGACCGCCTATGACTCCTTGGTTGACGGTGGTAGCGCATACTTTCAGGTCTACTATGACTCAAAGAAGAAAGCTGGCGAGACTAAAGACGGCTACCAGAATCACAAACCTCTCAAGGATTACCTGCCAGAGGTTCAGAAGATATTCCCGGAAGCAGAGTTAAAGACTGTTGAGGGGCTCCGCATTATTGTTGCGCCTAAGTCTGACATCGTTGAGGATGGCACTGTTGACAAGGGTGATCTATTTGGTAAGTCGGGAGTATTGAATCCAGCCAAACATTACAGAGATTTTAAAAAAGAGCAAGAAGAATCGGAGCGCAAAAGAAAAGAATACCTTAAAGAAAAAAAAGGGACGCAAAAAGAAAAAAAGAAGCAAGTGAATACAAGCTAATAGCAGAGGGGCTTAAAAAGATAGGAGTCCCAGAACCTAAACCGATAAAAATTGTCTTGCATACTGACCCCAACGGAAGATACCCAAAAGTTGAAAGAGCTGAGGAATTCAGGGATGACGATTACTCCAAGGTATTGCTTAGAAAACTTGTCAGTGTAAATTTCTTGAGGGAGCTGGCTGACAAAAGTCTTGCTAAAGAGACTGATGACGGAAGGCAAATTTCTGAAGCTTATGACCGTCTATACAGGAAAGAGAGAGATAGGCATCTGGTTCGAGGTAGGAACTACTTGCGTAGAGAGGCGAAAAAATTTAGGGCGCTAAACAAGCTGGAAGAATATCACCCTCAATTTGCTGGAAACTCAAAACCACCTATCGACCTTGAAGCTTGGGAGCAGGCTGTTGGTGCTTTAGCCATGTACGAATCAGAATGGATTCAGAAAGAAGCGCAGAAGGGATACCGAGCGCAATGGCAAACCAAAGCTAGAAGTATCATGTCTGACTCTGACAGGGCGCATGAGAAGGATTTAAAGGAAAGGCAGAAAGAGTACAAAGAGGAAGATGGAATTGATACTGAGGTTGATCACGCCACACCTGTCACGCCAAAATCATTATCAGTACCTCATGACATAACTCCAGAAGAGGCGAAGCGTTACGGTTATGTGGTTAAAAATGGAAAGGTAATAAACACTTGGAAGGGAACCGTAGGGTTTGGCCTTGAACTGCGTCCAGTATTTGCGCTCAACAATGTATCCAATCTATTCCTTATCACCTCTAAAGACAACGGAAGCAAGAATAATTCTTTTGATCCAGACCAAAGCATAGAAGATATATATAAAGAGATTACTCTTCACGATGAGATTGAAAGTGAAAAGTCTGAGTATGATAGAAAGTTTGGCGCACCTGCCGAACTAAAAGATATTCCGTCTGCATTCTGGGGAATCTTCACGGGCAAGGGTCAGGCTATACCCCAGTCTGTTAAGGACAATGTTCAAGAAAAATTCTTTGAATTGAACAACAGGCTGGTGGCTAAAACAGAAGGCAAAGTTGACCTTACCGGATTAAGTATTACTGGCACGGGAGGTCTTAAGGACCTAGACCCTTACCTTCAGGGCAGATACAAAATGATGGGCGATATGCAAAAGGCCCAAAAGTTTGCTGAGGAGATATACAAGACATTCTCTGCCGCCGCAAAAAAGAATCCAGACTATAACAGCGCGATCTTTGACTACCTGACAGGGAAGGGCGTAGATGGTAGCGCCCCTATAAAAGAGCAAAGAGAAGTTGCTTTGCGAAATCTTAGAAATTCAGTTCCTGATAAGGCTGTTGTTGACATGGCAATTAAGCTCAAAGCTAAGATCAACGCCAACGCGAAGAAAGCTGTTGAAGCAGGGTTGCTAAAAAAGGATCATCCTGTAGACGGCGATCAAAACTATCTTCCCCGTTTGTATCTTAAACACATTATGGAAACGGCAGACTATAAAGTTCTGTCTGGTGGTGGCCGACTTGACCTCAGCTACGCAAAGAAGAGAAACGAAAACTTAGGGGATGCTGTTAGGGCTTACCTTGGGGAAGTCAAGGATGCTGGATTTCTTGGTGCATCTACGATCTCACAGGTTGGTAGAGACCTTGCCATATCAGACTTCCTGAAAAATATATCCGAATCCTCAAAGAGTGATTGGGTTCTCCCCGGCTCTACGGTCAAGATATCTTTATTCAAGGGTGGCGATGGGGTTGAGAACTCCCCACAGTGGACGCAAACCGTTGAGGTTAGAGAGAACCCCGGTGGCAAGCAAGTAAGTATTTACTGGTTAAAGGAAGAGGCTGACAGGATTGCAAAAAGAGCTGGGTACACAACTGATCCAGAAGCTAAGGCGCTGGCTACAGAGTTATCTAAACAGCTTAATGAGTTGTACAAGCAGAAGCATGAGAGTCTTTTAAGTTCTAAAGAGTTTCAAAAGAAGAAGAACCAGTTTAGGCAGGTTCCAATCTCGGCTAAGTATGGTCGCCTTTCTGGAATGTGGATAAACAAAAGAATCTACAATGACCTATTTGCTGGTGGAAGTGTATCTGACAACAAGTATTGGCAGACTGCCGAGAAGTTGCACGCCTACTGGAAGGTTGCCAAGGTCCCATTAAACCCACCAACAGTCATGAGAAACGTGTTCTCAAACATGGTACTCCAGACTCTTGAGGGGATGAACCCGCTAGACGTAGGCAAGTACAACTACCAAGCGGTCATGATGATGGTTGACTTTTCCCGCAATGGCACCAAGACCAAGGCCATGAGGATTGGCGAGAAGTACGGGCTAGGCATGGAGACATTTACCAATCAGGAGATGGCCTCAATAACCAAGGACTTCAAGAACCAGTTTGCAGAGGACAAAGGCTGGAAGAAGAATATGTGGGCGGTTGGTAAGGTTATATCTAGTGCAACCAACTACTATGGAAAGATTGAACAGATAATGAAGTTGGCTGTAATCCAATATCACTTGGATAACGGCGCTGAAGATTGGACGGCGTTTAGAAAAGCCCAAGACACCCTGTTTGATTATTCTTTATTAAATAAGGGAGCCAAAGCATTTAGGAAAGCGCCTATCGGGGCTCCTTTTCTTTCGTTCTCCCTGCTTGCTATGCGAAGGCTAGGTCAAGTTACAACAACCAACCCAATGAGATTGCTTTACTGGTGGGCCTTTGCTCATCTTATATGGGCCGCTACCGCAGGGTTTGAGGATGTCGATGAAGAGGATTTGGAAAAGTTGCACGCCGCACTTCCAGAGTATCTGTCCAACAAGCCTGCCGCATTTATGGTGCCCTTGGTTGGGCGAGATGCTAATGGCCGTATGCAATTCATTGACCTGTCCTACACGCACCCATTTGGTGGCTTATGGGAAATGACAAAAAGTCTTGGTAAAGGTGAGTTAGATGTCTTTAGTGAGATGATAGGTATGACCGGGGCGCCATTAACTCAGATGGCAATTGCGCTTTCTACTGGTATTGACCCATTCACAAAGCAGAAGATCACCAATGATGAGTTTACTTTGAGAGAGAAGCTTTGGGATAGAACAAGGTTTATGTGGCGTCAAACCATGCCATCACTGGTAACAGGTAACGGAGCTTTGTACAAAATGTATGAGGCTGGATCGGATAAGGTTGGAACCAGCAAGCTGAACTATGGTGAAGCAAAGCACTCAATGGGTCAGGCGGCGCTTAGGATTTTAGGTATCAACGTCTATGGGGTAGACCCCAGCACCACAGCTATCAAGAATGTGCAGGTAATGAAGTATCGAATGGCTGATTTAACGGCGGCTTACAAAAGAAAAATAAGGGACCCCAACCTAAGTGAAGAAGCTAGGAATGAGATTATTCTCACGTTCCAGATGCAGGTTCAGGCGCTACAACAGGACATGTTTGACATGCTAGAGCTGTCCAAGATTCATCCCAACCTTAAGATTAAGGACATAAAAAAATAGGCGGGGTAGCCTGAGTTTCTCCCGCTCAGGTCCCGCCTTTCATTATGGATATAGTTAAACTACAGTTCAGAGATATAGTGGCTACTTGTGATTGGACTACTCACGATGACGTAGAGACTATGCTTGTCGATCTGATAGGGTGGCTTGTTTACAAAGACAAGGACACCGTAAAGATTGCCTGCGCAAAAGCAGACGGCGAATACTCAGCCGTCCACGCTGTGCCTATTGGGTGCGTCACAAAGATTGAGACTTTGGTGTCCGATCCAAGGCAGACACAAGGCGACCCCTCTGATTTCGCAGATAGTGCTTATTAGTTGTGCCCTGATCAGCATGTCCTAGCGCATAGGATGCCATCACTGGGTCCTCGCGATCCGTGGCTGACTTAGCACGCAGGTCCTTCATCACAAACCGCTCAACCCCTTCCGGGAAATGCTTACGAAACATCTTCTGGATGCGATCGTAGCTCTTGAAAGACTTCCCCTGATCATCCCGAACCACGGTGAACCCCATTGGCTGACGCCTTCGGGAATCCTCTATGAGCATCTTCAGCTCTTTCGACCAGTAGAACCTAACCTTCTTGCCAGTCTTGGCTTCATCAACGTACAGCCACTCATCAAAGCAATCGCTAAAGCGCACCTTGAGCGCATCACCGGGACGTAGACCAGTCAGGTAGGTCAGCATCATCAAGTCCTGTACGGGCTGTGGCATTGCGTCATACACCGTATTGAATTCCTTATCGGTGACGTATCGCGTGCGTGCCAACTCCCGGTTACGCTTGACTCCCAACACTGGGTTGGAGTCCAGATGCCCACGGTTGAGCCCCCATCCCATCATCTGGGACAGCGTAGCAATCTCCCGATTTGACTGATACCGTTTGCCAGTATCGAGATAGTTCTGGAACTCATGAGTCTTAACCTCATCCAGCACTCTCTTGCCAAACACACGGTCCAATCTCGCACCCGGAGCCAAATGCTTTCGGTATTCCTTGAGGGTTTTCTCTGACAGAATTCCGTCTTCAACCTCCCTCTGTCTCGCAATAAGCCATACCCGGGCGAGGGGCTGTAGCTTATCCTTTCGTTCTTCATAGTCTGCCTTGATCTCATTGTAGGCGCTAACGATCTTCTCAATCGGATCATTGATACTGCCTAGATTGTGGTACACACGCTCACCGCGAACAGTGATGGACAAGTACCAGTGGTTTCTCTTCTTGCTTAGACCTTTTAGCTTTAACATATCTTCTCCCTTGGTGATAAATTTGGGCGGTGCCCTAGACGTTTAGGAGGTAGTGGTGTTGAGAACGTCTAGAGCTTTGGGTCAGGCTTCCGCATACCTGTCACAACCCCAACACCTAAAATTTGGTGAGCAGTTTACGGTCTTGCTCAGGACTTAAGCTTACTCAGCTAAGGCTTTCACCTCTTCTGAAGTTAGCAAGCGATGGAGGATACTCCCATCTTTCTCGCGCTCGATCTGATAAGTCTTTGGAACCATCTCGTAGACTGTGTAGATACCTTTCTCAGCATCATTAACCACGGTCTTAGACTCATGCTCGATCTCCTTGGCTACCATATTGCCGAACTCAAGCGGGCTTTTAAAACCTGCTGATCGACTAAGTGCCTCAAACATACGATCAAACGCTCTTGCACTACTCATCGTCATCATTGACATACACCTTACTCCTTACTCCATGTACCACTCGAAGGGGTGGCACTTCCCTAGAACGGGAGGTCATCATTGAAGTCAGACCCACCCGAAGGCTTTGCGGCAGGGGCTGAACCCTCACCTTTGCTATCAAGGAACTTAAACTCCTTGCCCTTGATATTTGTGGCGGTCATCTCCACACCGTCCTTGTCATACTTGCGGTACTCCAAAGACCCACCTACGTACAGCTTGCTACCTTTACGGACGTACTGTCCGATGATCTCGGCAGGCTTACCCCAGAACGAAACACGGTGCCACTGTGTAACCTCCTGTTGCTGGCCCGACTTGTCTTTGTACCGCTCACTGGTGGCGATACTGAAGTTGACAACTGAACTGTCACCAACCTGACGAACTTCTGGGTCCTGACCAACATTACCGATTAGATTTACTTGATTAAGCATTTGCTTTCTTGTCTCCCTTGACTAGGTTATTTAGGTTTACGACTTCGCTTTCGCCTTCATTAACGAGACTAAGGTTGTCCCGGTACTCGTCTACATCTCCCAGTCCACTCAGTCCGAAGGCTAACCTTATGGATTGGATTGTTGCTTTATGCCGAAGCATTCTGCCGGGCATCTTTCTCCAGATTGGAGAGTTACCACGACACTCGGACATGTACTCCGTTACAACTGTTGGTTGCTTGCGATCCTTGCGTGACACTGTGCAAGTGATAGCGTCCAGCTCCCCGTCCTTGCTACGTATCTCTTCGTAAGAGATGCCATCAAAGTTAGGGTTGCGGTTGGCAATGGTTACGTAGCCATCAACACCAACCAAAGCCTTGACCGTCCCATTTGCTGGGAACGCGAACACCTCACCGCTAAATGGATCAAGGTCGTACCGCTCACATATAAGAAGGAACGCCGCCGCTTGCTCTGGTGTAGCCTTGCCCGGCATTACTGTCTTTCCAAGAACCTGCATAAAACCTGCCTCCGTCATGCCATAGCGATCAGCCATGACCTTGGAGATAGACTTCTTCTCCTCCTTCTTTACCGCTTTTTCTTTTTTCTCTGTCATATTTTTCCTCTTGGTGTATGGATTTGTTATTTTAGCGGGCACGATTCTTAAACCATACCGGCAGTTTCATTCTCTGAATCTCGTCGCTATAGGGTAGGTTTAGCTGATTTGGGTCAGCCTCTCCATGCTCCAGATTCCTAAAGCCTTCTTCCCTGATGCGCTGACCGTGAGCGTATATCTCATCAGACGCTTGGAAGATTTGGCAACCATAGGGCGGGGCCTTCTCAACCGGAACCCATATGAACGATACCTCGTGATCAGGGTACAGATGCTCGAAGCCACGCTTGTAATGTTGAGCTTGCGTGCTGTAGTCCCACTTGATTATCGACCGTTGGAAGGCGTCATACGTAGCCTCCTGAGTAGTCTTGAGGTCAAGTACCAACACCTGATCGCCAACAATCTTTACGTAGTCAGCTCGGCCCTTCATCTTGTACGTGATGCCGTTGATGTCTTCTTCCCAGAGGATAGGAACCTCAGCCATACCGCCTGAGAATAACTCCTTGGCACGCGGGTTACGCAATACATGATGACGCATCACCATCGCCTTATCGTATTCCTCCTGAGTCAAAGCAAACTTGCCATTGTTTTCCTCCTCCCACTCAGCCCACTCCTCTTTACCAGCCTTTGTGCGTTTGTTGATTTCTGGTGGTACGGCGAACTCAATATCAAAACGCTCTGGTTCTAACACACACGCATGGACTATGGTTCCGGCTCGCAGTGCGGCGGTGTAACTATAGTCCTCCGGGTACTTCAACTTATGGTCGTAATGCCCGTAAGACTTTGCCAGCAACCTAATGTCACTAGCGGCCCACGCATCGTAAGCGCGGTAAGTCTTCTCGTCAATTAAACTTTCTTCGTATTTTATCATACTTTTCTCCCTGTTCATACACATTATACCACGTAACTCCGAGATTGCAACCCCCTATGAGATATCTAAAACCTTTAACCTCCACCTGTTCTTGTACTTGTCCCAGCCATGAACGTGGATCAGTATATTAGCATCCCTTAATGTGGCTATGGCGTCTGAGTCCTCGATCTTCTTAACTCTCGAACTCATATTGCCTCGTGATGTGGTCTGAACTCCTAGTATGTCCTGTTCCCGGACGCACAGTATGTCCAGTATTCCGAATAAATCATGACGTCGCTTGGTGAAATAGTTGTACGTTTCCACTATCTGGACTAAAGGGTATTCTTTTCTTAGGTAATCTACTGATCTGCTAGTTAATGACTTCATTGTTTTCGTTGTACTCTACGTGGATGCCCGGTTGCGGGGCGTGGTATAGGCATGTGTTTCT